CGAGCCGGCTCCGCAGATGCTCGTCCTGCCTCCAGGCGTCGCAAGTCTGGATGAGGCTCACGCAGCGATCGAGCTGTGGGAGCACTACTCGGGCAAGACCGCGGATCCGACTCAGCGCCTGGTCGTCGAGGTGATGATGTGCCAGACCGCCGAGGGCCGGTGGGCGGCTGCGACGACGGGCAGGGAGATGCCCCGCCAGAACGGCAAGGGCGACGAGGTCGAGATCGTCGAGTTGTGGGGGCTGGTGCAGCGCGGAGAGGCGATCATGCACACGGTCCATGACGCGGTGCTGTTGGCATCGCAGGCTCAGCAGCGGATGCTTTCGGTGCTCGACCACAAGGACCTCCGTCCGCGCATCAAGCGCAAATGGATGGGCAACGGTCAGCAGATGATCGAGCTTCGTAATGGCGGAATCATCTGGTACCGGACACGGACTGCCGGCGGCGGTCGTGGCGTGGATGGGGTCGACCGAGTGGTAGTCGACGAGGCGCAGCACGCGACCGATGAGCATTTGGCGGCGGTCGCCCCGACATTGCTCGCCAACCCGGACCCTCAGATGAACGTGATGGGCACCGCTGGGATCGCCGGCCGATCTGACTGGTGGTGGTCACTACGGCGGCGAGCACTCGCCGACGATCCGGGGTCGTTTGGGTGGGTCGGTCATACGGCGGAATGCATCGAGCTGGTCGACGGTCGGGTAGTGCAGCACCCCGTCGACGTGATGGATCGTGACCTGTGGGCGAGGGTGAACCCGTCGCTGGCAGCGGGTCGTACCACGCTCGAATTTTTTGAGGAACAAGTCCAACGTCTAGGTCAGGCGTCGTTCATTCGGGAGCATCTCGGCGTGTGGGACCCGCCGTCGGATCAGGGAGGCGGCGGACTGTTCGACATGCGTGCATGGTCCGACCTGGCGGTGACCCCGGATGTCGTCGAGTCCGAGGGCAGGCCGTCGCCGATAGCGTTCGGGGTAGCGGTGTCGCAGGACCGCAAGTGGTCACATGTCGGCCTCGTCGGCGTGAGGTCCGACGGGGTGACGCGGCACGTCGCTATCGCCAGGTCAGGGAAGGGCACTGACTGGGTGTCCGCAGCGATCGCCGAACTAGCCGAGAAGCATTCACCGACGGCTGTCGCCATCAACCCAGCATCACCTGCAGGGTCGCTCGTATCCGAGCTCACCGAAGCGTTGCGTCCGTCGCGTGTGCCGCTCGTCCAAGTGTCGGGGCGTTCCGAGGCGCAAGCGGTCGGCATGTTCCTCGACGGGTTCCACGGCCGTGGCGGCGACGTCGAGGGTCGTCCGTCGCTGTCGCATCAGGCGCAGCCAGCACTGGACATGTCGGTCGAACATGCCGAGTTGCGCGACGTCGGCCAATCGAAGGTGTTCAACCACCGAATCGAGTCTGTCGACATCGCTCCGCTGCAGGCGGTGACCCTGGCGCTGTTCGGGTTGTCCACGGCGAAGACGCCGCGCTCCGGTCGTGTCGTCGGGATCCGGTGAGGAGGTGACCGATGCTCACTGCCCCTGAAGCGAACGCCGTTGCGTCCCGACTGGTGCAGCAGTCGGCGCCGGCGCGTGTGAAGCTGTCGATCCTCACGAGGTACATGCGAGGTCAGCAGCCTGAGCCTTGGCTGCCCGACGGGATCGACACGGAGTACCGCGAGATCGCGAAGGCGTCCGCGTCGAACTGGCTGCAGCTCGTCGTTCGCGCCGTGGGTCAAGGGCTCATCGCCGACGGGTTCGGGTCACTCGGCGAGTCGTCCCGGGTGTGGGCCGAGTGCTGGCAAGCGAACGGCATGGATGCACGTCAGCACGGCTTGAACGAAGCAGCGCTCGTGCACGGCCACGCCTACCTCATCGTCGGCATGGATGGAGCGCGACGGGTGCTGATGCGTCCCGAGTCCGCTGAGCATGTGTCGTGCGAGTACGAGTCGCCGGACGACGAGTGGCCGACGGTCGCCGTTCGGGTCCTGTCCAACACTCGTGCAGAGGTGTACGACGCTGAGGCCCGATACACGCTGATCGGCAACCTCGGCAGCGCCACCGTCACGATCGACCGGCACGAGTTCGGCGTGACGCCGGTGGCGAAGGTGCAGGCAGACTTGAGCCTGCTCGGATCACCGCAGGGTGAGATCGCCCAGGTGATCCCGATCCAGAACCGGATCGTCGACGCCACCTTCAACCTGCAGATGGTCGCGAAGTACGGCGCCTTCCCGCAGCGGTGGATCAGCGGCATCACGGTGAATGCAGGTGACCCGCCGGTCCGCGCGTACGTCGACTCGATCCTGACAGCTGATGACCCCGACACCAAGTTCGGGCAGTTCGCTCCCGCTGATCTCCGCCAGTTCATCGACGCTCTCGAAACGCACGTCCGACACCTCGCTGCGATCACCCAGACGCCGCCGCATTACCTGCTCGGCTCGATGGTCAACCTGTCGGCCGACGCGTTGGCGGCGGCTGAGTCCGGGTTGCAGCGCAAGATCCGCTCACGTCGCGAGATGTTGGCCGAGGGCTACGAGTCGGCGCTGCGCCTCGCCGCTCGTGGAATCGGAGACGAGGTGACGGTCAACGACCCGTCGGCGCAACTGCACTGGCAGGACGTCGAGTCGCGGTCACTCGCCCAGACGTCGGATGCATTGCTGAAGCTGTCGCAGTTGGGTGTCCCGGTCGAGATGCTGTTCCGCATGATCCCCGGCTGGACCCAGACCGACGCCGAGGAGGCGACGCAGATCGCCCAGTCCGGTGGCGGGCTCGACGCCCTGGTGCGGCACCTGATCGACGGCACCGCACCTGCTCCAGTCGGTTCGTGACCTCACCTGCCGGTAGGCGTCTCACTGAGTCGCACCGGTTGGCGCAACGTCAGTTGGCGGCGCAGATGGTGGCGCAATCGGTAGCGGTGTGGACGTTGCTCGATCCCGAAGACCTGGACGGCACCGTCGACGGGTGGGTGGCGGCGATGTTGCCGATCGTCGAGCAGATGCGGTCGAGATCAACGGCGGCAGCAGCGTTGTACCTGCGGGCGTTCCGCCTGGCGGAGGTCGGCAACCTGTCCGGCTTCACCGTAGAGACGACGCCGGTGGTCCCAACGGCGATAGCCACGTCACTGGTCGTGTGCGGACCCGTGTCCATCAAGGCTGCGATGACCGCAGGCAGGCCACTAGCACGAGCGGTCGACATCGCGCTCGCCAGAGTGGGAGCGGCGACCTCTCGCCACGTCCTGTCCGGCGGCAGGGATGCGATCACCGAGACGGTCCGCTCAGATTCTCGAGCTGTCGGCTACCAGCGGGTCACGTCTGGGACCGCATGCGACTACTGCGCAGGGCTCGCCGAAGGGCCCGTATGGGCCAACGAAGAGCGGGCCAACTTCGACGCTCACGACGGATGCAACTGTTCCGCCGAGCCGCTGTACGCGGTATGACCTCGCCCCTGGAACGGGGGCACCAACCAAGGAGCCGGAATGGCGACCAACGACCCAGCACCCGGAACGGGTGAACCCTCAAGCGAAGATCCACCGCCCGCAGCGGTGAATGACCCGAACGTCGACGAGCTCCGCGCTGCGCTGCGCAAAGCGCACAAGGAGGCCGAGGCGACTCGCCTCAAGCTCAAGGAGTTCGAGGACCGCGACAAGACCGAGGTGGAACGCCTCCAAGCGGAAATCGCCGAACGCGACGCGACCATCGCTGCGTTGCCAGGGCAGACACGTGCGCAGGTGGTGCGGTTCGCGTCGCTCGCATCGGCTGCCGGGTTCGTCGACCCCGAAGACGCCCTGCTCAACCTGGGCGACGTCGACCTGGGCGACACCGAAGCGGTCACCGCTGCGCTCGGCGCCATCGCGGAGCGCAAGCCGCACCTCATCCGGTCCGACACATCGAAGCTCCCACCGTTGCCGTCACGACCGAAGCCGGTCCCGGTGTCGGCGCAAGAACTGGCGCAAGGCAGCAATCCCACCGTCGATGCCAGCAAAGCAACGGCTGCTGCCGCTCTCCGCTCTCTGAGCGGGTCCCGATAGTCCAACCCGAGGTCAGGCCATGTGAGGCCCCTCGCCGAACAGAAGGAGGCTCAGCTATGGCTGACATCTCACGGAGCGAAGTCTCCACCCTCATCCAAGAGGCATACTCGTCCGTGCTGCTCGAAGCGGTCGGGACGAACAGCGTCGCGCTGTCGTCGTTCCGCACCGTGTCGATGGGCACCAAGACGCAGAACATGCCGGTCCTCGCCACGTTGCCTGAGGCCGGGTTCGTCGCGGAGTCCGCGACCGAGTCCGAGGGAGTGAAGCCCACCGCCGACGTCACCTGGGGCAATAAGCAGCTCGTCGCCGAGGAGATCGCCGTGATCGTGCCCGTGCATGAGAACGTCGTCGACGACGCGACTGAGGACATCCTCACCCAGATCAGCACCGAGGCAGGTGCGGCGATCGGCCGCAAGCTGGACAAGGCGATCCTGTTCGGCACGGACAAGCCTGCGTCGTGGACGTCACAGGCGCTCGTCGCCGCAGCGACACCGATCACGATCGGGACCGCCCAGCAGGGCCGCGACCTCGCCGGCTGCTTCCTCAAGGGAGCGGAGGCCGTCGACGAGGCTGGCTGGGATCCGTCGCTGATCATCGGATCACGTGGGCTCCGCTACCGGCTCGCGAACCTCCGCGACGCGAACGGTGTCCCGGTGTGGCAGGCGAACCTCTCCGGCGGTCCCGGCAACGGTGCCATTCAGGGCATCACCGCCGCGCTCGTCGCTGGACGGGTGTGGGACAAGACGGTGACCGAGGGTCTGGTCGTCGACGCCTCCAGGGTCATCATCGGTGTCCGCCAGGACATCACCGTGAAGGTCCTCACCGAGGCAACCGTTGGCGGCATCAACCTCGCTGAGCGGGACATGATGGCGCTCCGCTTCAAGGCCAGGTACGCGTACGTGCTCGGCAACACGACCAACAGCCAGGGTGACGCTCCGCAGTCGCCGGTGGCGAAGGTCGTGGCGTCCGGCTCGTGACGATGTCGACTGCGCTCGCGTCCATCGACGACCTCTCCGTTCGCGGGGTGGACGTGTCCGATGAGGCGCGGGCGCAGTCGGCCATCGAGGATGCGTCGGCGCGAATCCACGCCGAGACGAACTGGGTGTGGATCGACGCTACGACCGGCGACGTGGTCGCGTCCGTCCCGGACATCGCCGTAACCGTCTGTTGTGCGGCGGCGACGAGATCGCTCACGAACCCGGAGTCGGTGTCGTCTGAATCGGAGGCGATCGGTCGCATGTGGTCGACGTCGCGGACGTTCGCTGACGCGTCGCCGGACGTGTACCTCACCCGCTCAGAGAAGGCGCTGGTGCGCCGGGCTGCCGGGATCGGTGGACTCGGAGTCATGCGCATCAAGGCGCCCGGGCTCAAGTCCGGGCCGGGACTGGATGACGAGTGACGGTCGCTCGTGTGACGCCCCGCCGGTCTGACGGCGGTCGACGGGACCGACTCTGGGAGTTCTCCGATCAGCGTTGGCGAGAGGACTTCCCTGGGTGGACTCATCACGTCGCATGCGACGATGGCGCCGGTCCGTTCTGCCGCGGGCAGCTCATCAACCAGGGTGCAGCCGACGCCGGAGACTGGGACATGCTGGTGATCACCGACGGTGACGTGATCATCGACCCGGCGCAGGTCGAACAGGGGCTCGACATCGCAGGGCGGACAGGTCGTGCGGTGTTGCCGTTCGATCGGTACCTGCCGCTCGACGAGGCGATGACTGATCGTGTGCTCGACGGCTACACAGGTGCATGGGGAGACGGCATCGACTGGGAGTCGATGGGAGCGCAACGCTCACACGTCTCGTCGGTGGTGATCGTCCCACGTCCACTGTGGGAGAAGGTCGGCGGGTTCGACGAGAGGTTCATCGGCTGGGGTGCCGAGGACCGTGCGCTGCACCGTGTCATGTCCATCGTCGGCGGGACCGTCGATCGTGTGCCGGGCAACGTCTGGCACCTGTGGCACCCGTGGTCGACAGAACGGGACCCATCCACGCGGCAGTACCAGGCGAACGAGTCTCTGTGGTATCGGTACCTGGGGGCTGCCACTGTCGACGACTTGGCCGAGGTGCGCCACCCGGACAACGACGGCGTGATGGTCGTGGTGGTCACTCACGGGCGGCGAAGCTGCATCAAGCGAGCCATCCCATCCATCGACGACCACGTGCACGGTGACATCACCCGGCGGGTCATCAGTGACGATTCCGGCGACCCCGCCTACCGGGCGTGGCTCACCGAGGAGTACCCGGAATGGGAGGTTGTCGGTGACGGACCGAACGTCGGCTTCGGTGAGCACATGCGCCGCATCTGGCAGCTCGCCGGGGCAGCGCAGGAACAGTGGCTGTTCCTCGTCGAGGACGACTTCACGTTCACCCGCGACGTCGACCTGAGCGAGCTCGCAACGGTGCTGCGTCACCATCCGTACCTCGTGCAGATGGCGTTACGTCGGCAGCCGTGGTTCCCGTGCGAGATCGCAGCCGGCGGCGTCGTCGAGGAGCACCCCGGCGACTACGTGGACCGCTCAGACGGCGTCGCCGAATGGCTTGAGCATCGCCTGTTCTTCACGACGAACCCGGCGCTCACGTCGACCAGGTGGATCGCCCGTCATCCGTGGCCGGACGGCAACGCATCTGAAGCCGAGTTCGGCCGACGATCGCTGATCGGCGACGCCCGCGCCGGCTACTGGGGACAGAGGGGCACCGACCCGTGGGTGATCCACGACGGTCCGCGCACCGGGGTCGGGTACTGATGGTGTACCTGCCGACCGATGTCCGTGACTTGGTGCGGTCTGGGGCGGTCCAGTCAGCGGAAGTGCTAGCGGACCGTATCGTCGACTGGTTCCATCCCAGGACCGTCATCGACATCGGATGCGGAGAGGGGCACCTGCCGAAGGCGTTGCGACGGCTCGGCATCCAGTCGTTCGGGGTGGACGGCGACGACATCGGCTGCGACATGGTCGTCGACCTCAACGATCCGCCGTACCCGAAGATCGAACCGGCCGACGTGGCGACGTGCCTGGAGGTGGCCGAGCACGTCGATCCAACCCACGCAACCGATCTCGTCGGATGGCTCGTGAAGCTCGCTCCGATCGTGTGCTTTTCAGCAGCGGTGCCGTACCAGGGCGGTGCCGGTCACGTGAACGAGCAGCCACCCGGGTACTGGGCGGACCTGTTCGCGTCGCACAGCTACATCGGCACGGGACAGTTCCGTCATCTCATCTGGGACGACGACATCGAGCCGTGGTACCGACAGAACCTGATCGTGTTCACCGCTGGCGGTAAGGGGATCGACCCTGATGGCTGCCCGTACATCGTGCACCCTGACATTTGGGAGATGTACCGGCGGTGACGGTCGTCGTGATGCCGTGGCGAGACACAGGATGTCCACACCGGCAGGCATCGAGGACGTGGGTCCATGCACGGTTCGCTGAGATGCATCCGACATGGCCGATCATCGAGGCGGCAGGGCCGGACGGTCCGTTTAGTCGAGCAGCTGCGATCCTCGAAGCCGTCGAGGAGACAGTCGGTCGTGATGCGGTAGTCGTGTCAGACACCGACGTGTGGTGCGACGAGCTGGCGCCCGCAGTCGATGCCGTGATCCGGGGTGCACCCTGGGCGGTGCCACACGGTGACGTGTGTCGACTCGACGAAGACACCACCTCGGCCGTGCTCGACATCCCGGAGACACGTCACGACCATCGCCTCCTGACGCTTGCCGAAGCGCCGTACTACGGCCACCCGTTCGGCGGGCTCGTAGTGCTGCGCCGGGACATGTTCGACCTGGTGCCTGATCCTCGTTTTGTTGGCTGGGGTCAAGAGGACGACTCGGCGGCCGTAGCGCTCGACACGCTCGTCGGGCCGCCGTGGCGTGGGACTGCACCCCTCTGGCATCTATGGCATCCCGCCCCTGAGCGGGATGACCGGATCGTCGGCAACGCGACCGGATGGAGCCTGCATCTCCGCTACTGCGCAGCGTCTGCGGATCCGGTGGCGATGCGTGCACTGATCGAGGAGGGTCGACGTGTTCGAGCACCGGCTCATCCATGACGTGACGGTCATCCCCGCGAGCGTCTCTGACGACAACGGGGACACCGTCCTCACTTACGTCGCCCCCGGTGTCACGGAGCGGGCGTGGATCGAGCAGCGCACCACGACCGAAGGCATCGGTGACCGTGTCGACGTCGTCGGCGTGTTCGACTGCGTGTTCCATGCGGTGTCGACGATCACCTCAACGTCGCGGGTCGAGTGGCTCGGCGGCGTGTTCGAAGTTTCCGGCGAACCGGCTAGCAGGTGGACGCTCGACGGTGTGCATCACATCGAGGCGACGTTGCGACGGGTGGAGGGCTGACATGGTGCGTGTCCGCATGAACAGTCGAGGAGCGAGGGCGATCCTTCGCAGTCGACCGATCGAAGCTGACCTCATGCGCAGAGCGGAACGCGGTGCCGCTGCCGCCGGGCCTCAAGCCCGGGCGGCGTCACGGGTCGGGGCGAACCGTGCGCGTGCTGTCGTGACCGCCGTCGGATCAGACAGACGTGCAGCACTCGGCCGTGCCGTGGGTGCGGCCCGGGCCCGCTGATGTTCGTCGACGTCGAAGACGTCCTGAAGACCGAGCTGCGTTACGACCTCGGCATGTCGCCATGCACGCAGCTACCGGCGCAACTACCGACCACTCCGTTCGTTCAGTTGCAACGCACCGGTGGCACCTCCGTCGCTGGTGTCGCCGATGACGCGAAGGTGACCGTCTGGGTGTGGGGTCCGACCGACGGGACACGCACCGACACGGCGGCGACAACAGCGACAGTGCGTCAATGGTTCGACGCACTCAAGGGTCGACGGTTGAACGGTGCGATCGTGCACCGCTGCACTCCTGACCCAGAGTCGGGACTCACCACCGACATCGACGAGGTGACGGGCCGTCACCGATACCGCTTCGGCGTCATCATTCGCACCGGTCGGATCCGCGGAAGCTGATCCCCGGTCACTGTTCGGGCGCTATCGCCTGAAAGCCAGCCAGCGCATCCCCAACCATCCGCCGCGTCCCGCGGCTCAACCTCTTGGGAGGAACCATGCCTGGACTTGGCAACCCCGATGCCGTGCGCATCTGGTCACAGTGCGACGTGTTCATGGCGCCGAAGGGTACGACCCTTCCCGTCTCATCCGATCTGCTCGTGGCGCTCCCCGGCGCATACAAGCAGGTCGGCATCCTCGACGAGGATCAGGGCGTCGCCTGGCAGGCCGACGGCGACCGGCAGAAGTTCTTCGGCTACGGCGGCGGGCTGATCCGCACGTCGTTCGCGAAGGAGGCGCTGTCGGGCCAGTTCACACCGGTCGAGAACAACGCCGTCGTCTGGCCGCTCGCCAACCCCGGATCCGAGGTCACCACCGGAGGCGGCGTCACCTCGCGTCTGCGTCGCCCGCTGAACCTCGGCCTGGCGATCGTCGTGCTCGTCTTCGAGTTCTACGACGGCGACATCAAGATGCGGCGAATCATCCCGAACGCTCAGTGTTCCATGTCGGACACGCAGACGTTCTCTGACGCTGCACTCGCCTCCACGCCGATCACCGCCGACATGCTCCTCTACAAGGGCGTCGACGACAAGACGTGGTTCTACCGGGACGACACGAACGACCCGGCCGCGGCCGTGTCCGGGTCCTGACCTGGTGAAGTCGAGGGGCGGTCAGGCATCCGCGCTGGTGTGCCGGACCGCCCCTCGTTCATCCATGCCCACCAGCGCGTCAGACAAGGAGCCAGCGCATGCCGATAGAGATCACCCTGGAGAAGTTCGTCGAGCAGCAGACAGCGCGTCACGGCGTGACGGTCGTCGTCGACGACAAGCGGTACAGCTTGCCGCCGTTGAACGTGTGGACCGAGGAGCAGCTGGCGATGCCCGACGAGCGGGCGTTCCGGTCGCAGCTCGGGACCCGGAAGTTCAACGAGCTACGGAAGGCGGGGTGGACGGTCCCGATGCTCGTCGATCTCGTCACCTCGGCGATGTCTCGCCGGACAGCGACAGAGACGGACCTCGACGCGTACGTCGCTGAGATCATCGAGCAGCGAACGATCGTCGTCGGCACCGGAGACGGGAAGGTGTCGATCCGCCCGGTGTTGTTGTGGCCTGACGATCTCCGCTCAGCGTCGTACGCCGACGCGCTCCGCGAGATCATCGGCGCCGACGGGTACGAGACGCTCCTCGCCGCAGGGTGGACCGACCGGACGCTTGTCGACATGGTTGTCCGTGAGACGAGGTTGGCGTCAGAGGGGGAATCTCTGGCCTCGTGACGTTCCTGCGCAAGCATGCAGGAGCTATCGAGGCGGACTTCGCCCGCTACTACCGGATCGACTTGTGGGCCGAGTACGGCGCCGACCGGCTCGACCTTCGTCGCGTCAAGACGCTGGTCGAGCACCTACCGGACGACGCGGCGACGTGGCGCAGCGTGCACGGCGACGCGGCTACATGGTCGAGGTCAGACGCGTTTCTTGCCCGGGCGGTGTTCGCCTTGGAAGGAGCGAACTGGCAGCGGTCAGGTGGGAGAGGTCGCCGCCCGCAGTTCGTCGGGCCGCCACCGTCGAAGATCAAACAGGAGCGACGTCAGGCGTTGATCGCCGACGCGAAACGTCGCATCGCTGAACGGAACCGGCAGGAGGTGACCGTCGATGGCTGAAGAACTAGCGGTCGCCTACCTGTCGCTGGTCCCGTCCCTGAAGGGTGCGAAGGCTGCGATCACCTCCGAGCTCACCGGAGCGGAGGTCACCGCGGCTACCGCGTCTGCGGGTGCGTCGCTCGGTGGTGTGCTCGGCTCGAACATCGGTTCCGGTGTCGCTCCTGCCGCTGCGTCGTTGCGCACGGCGATGGCCGGAGCGGTCGCCGTGTTCGCCGGTAACGAGGTCCTGTCGACGTTGAAAGGTTGGGCGGACGGCTACGCGAACGCCGGACGGGAAGCGTTGAAGTTTCAGCGTGTCACCGGCGCGACCGCCGAGGACGCTTCCCGACTGTCGATCGTCGCGCAGCAGACCGGCTTGCAGGCCGACCAGCTGGCGATGGCGTTCGTGCGGATGTCGCGTGCGGCGCAAGGCCCGTCCGGTCAAGGTGCGTTGTCTCAGTTGGGTGTGTCGCTCAACGACGCGCAGGGCAAAGCCCGCCCGTTGACCGGTGTCCTGTCGGACCTCGCCGACAAGTTCGCGTCGATGCCGAACGGTGTGCAAAAGAACGCTCTGGCGTTGCAGCTGTTCGGCCGGTCAGGCGCCGAACTGTTGCCGCTGCTGAACCGCGGCGCGTCAGGCATCGACGCGATCATCGCGAAAGCTGACCAGCTCGGGCTGACGCTCGGCCAGGACGACCTGGATAAGGTGAAGGGCTACATCGCGGCGCAGCGTGACCTGCAACTGTCGGTGAAGTCGTTTCAGCAGACGGTTGGGGCGTCGGTGTTCCCGGCGTTGACCGAGGGGTTGCAGACGGCGACTGACGTTGCCCGGTCGGCTGCCTCCGCGTTCCAGGCGTTGCCGGAACCGGTGCGTAACTCGGCGGTGGCGATCGCAGCACTGTCGGCCGGGGCGGCGGTCATCTTCGGTGGCGGCGGTCTCCTCATCCACGGTGCGATGGCCGCGCAGGCAGCGTGGTCGTCGCTTGGCGCGTCGATCACCGGGTCGTCGGCCGCGGCTGCCGCGTCGCAAGCTGAGGTGGCGTCGACTGCGTCTGTCGCTGCGGTCGCTGAGGCGGAGCTCGCTACGGCGTCTACCGCAGCGGCGGCAGCCGAGGGTGAGCTTGCGGTAGCGGGCACGGCGGCTGCTGTCGCTCAGGCTGAGCTTGCGGCGGCGTCTCAAGGCGCGGCGGCCGCGCAGGTGGAAACGGCGGGGATCGGCGCGGCGGCCGCCGCGTCGACAGGCAAGGTCGGAGGGCTCGGATCAGCGCTAGGCGCGATCGGCAAACCGGCGGGGATGGTCGTCGCCGGTGTCGTCCTCTACCAGCTCGGCCAGCAGCTGAACGAGGCGACGAAAGACGCCGACGCGTTCGCGGCGGCGCTCGGGCGGATCAAATCGGACTCTGGTGACCCGCTCGCGAACCTGGCGGACGCGGCCGAAGCATCCCGCGGGGTGATCGACAAGGCGGGCGACGCGCTGAACGGACTCGTCACCGGGCTGACCGACGTGGTTACGTTGGGGTGGGGATTCGACCTCGACACGCCGACAGTGCAACTCGGCCACTACCGGCGAGCGATCGACGATGTGAGCACGGCGATCCACCAACTCGGCGACCGAGACTCCGCTACGGCGATAAAGGAGATCGACGCCTTCCTAGCCGGGGCGAAGAACCCGCAGGGATTCCGTGGCGGTGACCGGTTCAAGAGCCTGAAGGAGGATCTGGCGAAGTACCGTCAGCAGCTCGTCGACGCCCAGAAAGGCAACGATGCGACCGCCGCATCGACCGACGCTCTAGGCGACGCGGAGGCGGCCACCGCGTCGAAGACGGCGGTCCTCGACCGTGCCATGTCCGGGCTCAACGCCAGGCTCAGGATGAGCAGCTTCAGCTTCGACGGTGCAACGACCCGCGCTGAAGCGTTCGGTCAGGCGCTCGACCAGTCATCGACGCTCGACGACATGATCTCCACGTCGGTCAGCTTCGGGCAATCCCTCCAAGATTTCCGCAAGGGCTTGACCGCCACCGACGAGTCGACCGGCCGACAAGCAGCGTCGACGAACACGGCGGCCGACGCGCAGACCCGACTCCGCGACGCCGTCGAACGCACCACCCCCGCGTTGTCGGCGATGCGAATCAACCTCGACGCGAACGCTGCGGCAGGCGACGCGTTCGCCAAGTCGCTCGGCCAAGGCTTCGAACGCGACACGATCACCTCCGCGCTCGACCTCGGCGACGCGTTCGGCAAGTTCCGCGCCACCCTCTCCTACCTGCCGCAGAACATCGACGTGTCCGGCGCGGCTCTCAACCGGTACGGGTCACGCGCCGACGAGTCGATCAAAGCGGTCATGTCGCTCGGCGCAGCGACCCGCGACTACCTCACGTCGCTCGTCAAGCAAGGCGAATCGAGCGCGTACGTCCGGTCCGAAGCCGACAGGCTCCGCTCCGCGTACAGCGAGCAGCTCTCGGCGCTCGGCCTCACCGCCGATCAGATGGGCCGCTACCAGCGGCTCCTGTCGGTCACCCCCGAACAGGTCAACACTGCGATCACCCTGTCGGAGATCGAGAAGTCGCGGTACAAGCTCACCACCTACTTGAGTCTCCTCGACGGGAAGATCCCCGCGGAGATCTCCTCGAAGGTCGTCGCCCAGGTCGACCGAGGCGATATCGAAGGCGCGTCGAAGACCCTCGCAGCGTTCGCGTCGACGAACCCGGTGAAGTTGCAGACCGACGTGACTCCACCGTCGGAAACGTCGATGAAGCAGGTCCGCGACGCCGTCCAGTTCGCCCTCCCGGCGACGATCGACGTCGGGAAGATGCTCACCGGCCAGTACTCGCCGGAGCAGCTCGCCGGGATCGGCAAAGCCGAGGAACTGTCAAAGTCGGCGGGGGCGTCGCTGCAAGCGCTCGTGAAGGGCGGAGCGTCGATCGGAGACGTGCTCGCCCGTGCCGCGACGTTGCGCCAGTCGCTGTCAGACGTGTTCGCCCAGGCTGGCGCGTCGCAACAAGCGATCGACGAACTGTTCAGCTCCGCCGGGTTGCAGGACAGGCAGATCGAGTACGCGGTGAAAGTGTCGGGCACCGCCGAAGCGGTAGCTCAGATGCAGCTCCTCAACGGGCTGATCTCCGATCAGGACAAACCGACACCGACAGTGCAACGCGAGATAGCACTACGCGTATCGACCGGTGACCTGCAAGGCGCGTCGGATCTCCTGTCGGCGTGGGTGCAGGACTCCCAGGACGGGCTCTTGTCGAACCCGCTGCTCGTCGCGCTCGCCGCGCCGGACGTGACTGCAGCTGACTCGACGCTCGACGAGTTCCGCACCACCCAGGGGGAGCAGGTCATCCGCCTGCACCCGGACGTTGACATGACTCCGGCGTCGGACACGATGCAGACGTGGTTCGCCGGGTTCCTCCGCCCGGAGCAGCGCATCAAGGTCGACGCCGACACGACTGACGCTGACCGGTCGGTGGCAGCGTCACGGCAGAAGACCGAGCAGGCGCCGCCAGCGAAGCAGAAGATCACCGCAGACTCGGCGTTGTGGGACGGGGCTATGGCGTTGCTGCGTCAGGGTGCGCAGCAACCGGTGAAGGTGCCGATCGTCCCAGATACGGGACTGCTCGACACGTGGTTCCCCGGGTGGGGTCAGATGACGGCAGCCGCGGCGAAGCCGTTCACGCCGTTCGTTCCGAAACGCGCGGCGGGTGGGATCATCGACGGTCCGTCGTACCCTCGTGACACAATCCCGGCACTGGTCACAGGCGGAGAGTTCGTCGTCCGCGATTCGATCGTCGCCAGGCCAGGGGTCCGCGACTTCCTCGACCGGCTCAACAAGGGTCAGGTCCCCGGGTTCGCCGCCGGAGGGTTCGTCCCACGGTCACATGCCGTCGCGTCGGCTGGACGCGCACCGATGCCTGACGCTCAGCTCGCCGCAGCGTCCGGCGGCGTGTCGATCGACAGCGTGACCGTCGTGTCACCAGAGCCTGAGCGGGTGCCATACGAGTTCGTGCGCCGCACGAAAGCCGAACTGGCCAGGGCGTTCTGATGGGCGGTCTCACCGTCGACACGTCAGGCGGGGAGATCATCCTCGCCTCCGGCCTGCACCTCCCGAACCCGGCGGTCGCGTTCCTCGCGCTCGACGCCGGCGTCTACGGGTTCCGCGAACTGTTCTCCCCGAAGACCACCGGGACGCCGTGGACGGAGAACATCTCCGGTCACACACCGAACCGGGTGATGGTGAAGGGTCAGCGTGTCGACCTGGACGTGATCATCGATGGGACCGTCGACGTGACCGGCGCAGCGTTGTCGGCGGGTGATGGGTGGGAGGTGAACACGTTGCGGCTGCACACCGAGCTGGTCGCACCGTCGCTCACCGGGACAGGTACACAGACGGTGCAACTGGTGAAGCGCACCGGCGCTTCGCCGGTGTCGGCACGCATGGCGTGCACTGCGATCGACGAGCAGAAGGATCTCGGCGACGCGCTCACCGCCACGATCCGCCTGTGGTTCCCCGACGGCTCGCCGTTCTGGTCGGGCTCGTGACCCGACAGTTGCGCGTCGATCTTCTCGACACCGACGGCACGACGCTCGTCCCGTCGTTGAAAGTCGCTGGTGGCGGCACCGCCCAGGTGCAGATGTCGACCGCGGGGCGAGGCAGGCTCACCGTCGCGTCCGGTGTCGCCGGGTACGCGCAGGTGCGGCCGGGGAAGCTACTCCGATTGCACCTCGACGGGACACCGGTGCACACGGGACGGATCGTCACCGGCGACGAACGGCTCAAGGCTGCGGACCCGTCGAAATGCGGGCTGACAGTCACGTTCGCCGACTGGCTCGCAGAGTTCGACCAGGCGCCGATCTCACCTCCGGCCGGGGTGAACAGCCTCCCCACCGCTACGGTCCTCCGTTCCGATTGGACGCACCCTTGGGTGGACACGTCGACGTGGCCGCGGCCCGTGTTCCTCGGGTCCGTGTTCCGCGGTGACGTCGACCAGTTCGGGAACCTCGCGTCGTGGGCGACTCCGACGGCGATGAACGGGGCGCACCCCGACGGGTACCTCGACAGTTTCGCCGGGTGGATCGGAGGCGTCGCAGCGAACGGCGCAGGGTCACACTCAGCATCCGAGGTCTGGTACTTCGATCTGCGTCCGACGCTCGCCGCGGGTCCGCTCGTCGGGATCATGACCGGCGCGTCGACCGCGGCGTGGGCGCTCGACGGGATCCTCTACGAGCGTGGCGTCGACGCCCCGGCGGAGCAACGCAAGACCGCGTACGCGCTCGGTGAGGACGAGGTGACCGCCGGGACGCACGTGTTCCGGGCGAAGGTCGCGCACCGCGCAGCCGCGGACCCTAACCCTGCGTTGTTCGCCGCGACGTTCTACCAGCAGGTCACAGACGCGTCGTTGACGTGGCCGAACGTCGTCGCCCGCACCGGCCTCAACGTCGACAGTCCCGACCCGAAGATGGGCGGCGGGTGGCGGGTGCTCCGAACGCCGGCCTCCCCGCCGGGGTTGACGTGGGGACGGTTCTACCGGGCGATGTTCGACGCCGCGCACGCCGAGGGGTACCTGCAGCCGTGGACGCTCGACTTCTCCGACACAGTGGACTCCGCGGGGAACGCGTGGCCGGTACGCGACGACATGACCGCACGTGTCAACGACCGCCACGGCGGGTTCCTTCAGGCGTCGCGGGACATGGGATGGGCTGAAACAGGGGCGCATCCGACGCAACGGAAGCTGCGGGCGTGGGTACACGGACGACGCGGGTCGTACTGGGGTTTCTCCGGGACACCCACGATGTGGGGTGACGGCAACCTCTCCGAAGTGAACAGGTCGCTGCGCGAAACGCCGAACACGTGCCGCGTCCAATGGGCGCGGGGCCGCGTCACGGAAGTGACGACCGCTGCGCCCGGCGTCGAGAAGCGCGTCGAGACGCTCGCCGCGAACGACTGCGAGACGCTCGCCGCTGCTCAGGCCGCAGGTCAGGCGTACCTCGCGTCGAAGACCGCCGGGGCGTCGATCACCGTCGACGGTGACAACATCGACGACTGGCCCGACCTCGGCGACGGACGCACCGTCTCAGGCATCGTCGACGGTGCAGGCGCACCGACACTTGAGCGGGTGATGGAGATCCAACTCGACTGGGACGCCAACGGCGCCACGTCGATCACGCCGACGTTGCGGTCCCCGCAAGAGGAAGCCGCGGAACGGGACCGGATCCTCGCTGACAGGCTCGCGACTGGGATGACCGGCGGCCGGTCCGCGGGGGCGTCCCCGCTGCGCGAATCGGCGTCGGGTGTCCCGTCCGGGCAGCTGCATCTCCCAAAGCTGCCGGAGTGGTCGGTGTCGGGTATCGAGTCGATCCGCTGCCCGAAATGGACCGCCGAGGAATCGGTCGTCTTGTCGAAAGTCGAGTTCCATTTGACGCGGTCGACGCCGGTGACGGACCCGGAGGAGACGACCGGTGGAGGGTCAGAGGACGCTCCGCTCGGCTATCCGCTCGTCGTGCACATCGTCGTCGACAACACGGTGGTCACCTATTTCACGATCCCAGCGAACAAGGCCAGGTGGTCGGGGCTGGGTGGGCTGTACCTGCGGCAGGGGTCGGTGATCTTCCCGGTGCTGGTGAAGGCCGCCGACAAGCCGGCCGCCGAGGATCGGACGTTGACCGTGCAGTTCTACGGCGGGGCTGCGTCGCTGCGGATCGCAGCGCCATGAACGTCTACTTGAGGTCGACCGTGAACGTCTACAGGAGGGTGAGGCTGTGACGATCAAATCGGGCCGCGGGTGGCGCCTCGCCCCAAGTCTGGTAGCGCTGGAGGGTGAGGCGAACCGTGTCGCGCCGCGCCGCTCACAAGCCTCCGATGGGAGCATCGGCGACTCGGCGCACCGTCACCGCGTGTCGGATCACAACCCGTCGCACGGTGTCGTCCACGCCATCGACCTCACGCATGATCCGCGTGGAGGGTTCGACGCTCACGCCCACGGCAGGGCGATCGCTGCGAGACGCGACCCCCGCGTCAAGTACCTGATCAGCCAGCGGCGCATCTGGGAACCGGCGACCGGATGGAAGTCCTACGGCGGGGACAACCCGCACGACAAGCACCTCCACGTGTCGATCAAGGACACGCCCGCAGCGGAGAACGACCGGTCGGTGTGGCTGCCGTGGGCCGGAGCACCAGCTCCTGCGCCGACTCCCATCCCGGCACCTGCGCCGATTTCACCCCCTGTTTCTGTCCCGTCGAATGTCCCCACCCCTGTCCCTACCTTCGAGGAGGACGACGTGATCGTCCGCAACACCGAGGATGGCTCCATCTGGGCTGTGTCCTCCACGCACATGCACCACCTGACCCCCGACCAGTGGAACCAGCGGTCCGGGGTCGAGCACCCGCCGATCGTCGACATGGCAGCGATCAGCGTCTGGTCGTTGGCGCTCGCCGGCCGTCAGGTCGTGTGACCGTGGAGATCCTCGCTCAGTGGTCACAGGCCGGGATGGGTGGAGCGGAGGACATCGTCCGCGTGGACCTCGACCACCCCGACCGGCCGGAGACGTTCGCCCGGCACACGCCCGGCACGACGTTGCAGTACCCGGTCGTCGGCGCCGGTCTCGTCGGCTGGTACCGGCTACCCGTCGGCGGGAACGTCAACACGACCCCCGAGCAGGGGACTCTCGTCGTCGACGGGGTAGGCGACGTGACGCTCCCTGCGGTGACGTGGGACGTCGACTGGGCGACGAGGAGCGCGAGGTGGGGCGCCGCGGGGCACGCGACGTTCACCGCCACCAGGTCGATCATCCACGCCGCGCGGCGCGACGCGAAATGGTTCGGCGTCCCCGTATCGCATTGGGGGACGATCGAAACGACGCTGACGGGGCGTCCGGTCGGGATCATCGGCCGGGCGCCCGACGCGACGTGGACACAGGGCCGCAGCGAGCCTGCCGTGACGAACGGGCTCCTCGCCTACGTCGACAGCCAGGGTGTGTGGGCGAAAGGTCGTCTGATCGGCCGCGAACAGGGCGCCGTGTATGACCCGACTATCTCGCCGGACGGGAGGAAGGTCGCGTGGCTGGAGCAGCAGACACCTACGATCTTCGGTTTCATCCCACTCGGCCTGCCCAAGTGGGCTGTCCTCGTCGCTGACATCGCGACCGGCGCCCGGCGCACCCTCGTCCCCGCCCGGACAGCGGTGCAGACGTGTCACCCTCACTGGCTTGACGACTCGACGCTGATCGCCGCGCAGAACAGCGGCCCCGGCCAGCCGTGGCTGCTCGTCACGATCGACGTGACATCCACTCGTGTCGACACGATCACTCGCCCCGAGCACGGGTCGTTCACCGCGCCGGTGAAGCTGTGAAAGCGCTCGCTTGCGCACCGCGCCGAGTGTCTGTCACGGTCCGCACCGTCGTCACAGCGACCGCCGCGTACTGCGCGTGGCAGGTCGCGTGGATAGCGGAGCGGTCCGAAGACCACCAGGGCCGGCTGTTGCAGCCGTGGACGGTTGGCACATGGGTCGTCGTCTGGGCGCTCGTCGGGTTGGCGGCGGTCATCGCAGCGTTGACCGCACGCGACATCCCTGCGCGGGTCGCGCTCGGCGGACTGTTCGTCGCGCAGGTCGCCGCGATCGCGTCGACGATCGCGGACCACGTGGCGATCGGCGCCCAGTTCTGGGAGGTCGGCGAAGCGGCACTCATCGCGGCGTACGCCGTCGCGGTGCTCGTCTCACCGATGCGCCCGATCCCCGACCCGCTGCCACCACCGCCCGAGGTCCGGGAGCGTGCGTGAACCCGTGGGTCGGGCCGCTCATCACAGCTATCGCGGCGATCTTCGCGGCGACCGTCGCCTATGTCGGCACGTTGCGCCGCAACACCGCGGACGCTGCAGCGACACAGCGGGATCATGTCGGCGAGTGGGCCGACCGGTTCGCGGCGTCCGAACAGCGGTCCCGCGACGCTGAACAGCATTGCCGCGCCGAGATGGACCGTCTCCGCGGGCTGCTCACCGTCATGCAAACCGACGTGGCGTCGATGCGCGGCGAGATCGTCCGTTTGGAGCAGCTTGTCCGTGATCTGGGCGGCGATCCCCGCCACCCCGACATGCACCCATGACCTGAGGAGGTCCCTGTTATGTTGAGCAACGAAGCCACCCGCGCGTACCTGTACCGAGTCGCCGTCGCTGCGATCCCGCTGCTTGTCGTCGCTGGATACGTCGCCGGGGACCAGGCGCAACTGTGGCTCGGTTTGGCCGCGGCGGTGTTGGGTGTCGGCTCCGCCGGGTTGGCGGCGAGGAACACGTCGACGGGGCCGCAGTGACCGGCTCGGTCATCAGTCAGTGGCCTGCGGAGGTAGCGATCCGCTGTACCCAGGGTGACCTGTTGCGCGAGCGGACGGTACGCGTCGACCGTGAGGTAGGTGGCGTGACGACTCATGCGGTGATCTCGGCGGTGGTCGCGCAGGTGCGCCGCGGCCGGGACCGGTCCGCTGATCTGGTCGTCGACCTAGACCCGTCGTTCTCCGGTGGAGAGGTGACGTTCGGCGGGGTGGTCGTGCCGACAATGCCGGGCGTGTGGTGGTGGGACCTGCAGGTCACCGGCACGTTCGCCGGCGATCCGTTCGATCTCACGGTGTTAGCCGGGTCGTTCGCGATCGGGAGGGACGTGTCCCATGTCTGAGCGGATCGTCGTGTCGGGCGACCTGGAGCAGATCACAGCGACGGTCGACGGGTCAGCGATCCATGTCGTGGTGAGCGAAGTAGACGGTGGCGGCGGCGGAGGCGCTGACTTGTCCGACGCGCTCCCTGCAGCGCCCGGGACGCCTGCTGCGGGCACCGACA